GTCCGTTGAATGGGATCGGCGTCTGTCCCGACAAAACCGCTAAAGATGATTTTCCCTTCACTTTGTTCATTAGATCTTTTACAAGTACCGCGTCAAATAAATTTTCTCTTCCTGTTGCCATGTTCTTATTCTCCTTTCAAATTGTTTAACATTTTTTTCGTTGCTTCTCTGATCGAGTCGTCTTTATTGTCTGTGTCTCGTGTAAAGTTCGGGTATGTGGTTTTTCCCTTCAAAAATTTAGAAAAAGCTTCCGCGTCTTTCTTCATTTCGTCTTCTGTTCCCCCTGACAACTTCCCTGCAAGTTCGTAGGG